CTCGCGCTCTACTTCAAAAGGGATTAAAACGTTCCCTTCTCCCAGTCCGTCGTGAGACGGTTTTGAGTTTGTTACTAACCTCGAGTATCTCCATGGCCAATCGGAAAGACTATTACGTCAGCCTCCCTGGCACCTTTACGTGGGTGCAAAAGGGTTCATCAACCCTTGTGCAGTCGCGTCCGGATGACAGAGTTGCTTATCGTGTAGCCACCGACTATCCCTTACGGGCTAAGCCAGCTGGTTGGAACCAGTTATTTGGTTGGATTCCTCCAACCTCCTACTCGATGCTTACATACACGTTCACTGCCCCTAAGGGTACTATCAACCACTTTCTCTCTACGGATCCTACATCTGGTCCGCGACTGAGTGGGACCCTTACGTCACCTGACTGTTCCCTGACTGTCGGGGGTTTCGCCCCTTTGCAGTCCGATTTGGACAGTAAGGTGCCATCAGTGATACCTGCCGACTTGGCGAATCGGACGCTCATGCGGGCTCGCGTTAAACTCAAGGATGGTACCTTGAATCTCGCACAAGCCTTTGCGGAGCGCCGTCAAGTCAGTAACCTGATACTGAGTACAGCGAAGACATTGGCCGACAGCTTCTCTCTCCTCCGCAAGGGGAGGTTTAAGAAAGCTGCTAAGCGTCTTGGGATAAAAGGAGCAGTACGCTCCGGTTCCAAGACGCTTTCCGGTCAGTGGTTAGCACTTCAGTATGGCTGGAAGCCACTACTCTCGGATATACACGGGGCCGTTCTAACCTTAGACAAGTTAGACCGGAGTGCGTGGAGAGTCACAGTAGTGTCGAACCTTAAATCGGAAGTCGATGTTGACTACGATTATGGCGTGGCGAACGCAACGCAATTTACTCCGTTGCTCAGCCGCATCAAAGGAAAAGGTCGATACGGATGTTTCGTTCGTATCGACGCTATCCCTAAGGTGTCTGCCATCGCCTCGATGGCTTCAGTAGGTGTGACGAATCCTGCAGTTTTAGCCTGGGAACTTCTTCCCTATTCCTTTGTAGTCGACTGGTTTCTACCGGTTGGGGAGTATCTCGCCCAATTCGATGCACTAGCCGGCTGGGATATTTTAGGCTTCACTAGTAGTTCACTCGCAAGAGTGAATTACGAAATGAACGGCAGGTCTGCTACTAGGACTGACGCATTGGCTCGTACCTGGGTGCTCCAATCTAATTGGGCAGCCAAGGGCAAGTCTGTACGTCTTATCCGAACTAGCAGTAACTCGGTCCCATTCCCCGTCTTTCCGACGACGAAGGATCCGAGGTCCACTCTACACGTGGCAAACGCCCTTGCGTTGTTAACGCAAGTCTTCCTGAAAGGGAAATCAACAGTGAAGTAATTCACTAACCTTGGAGTACTGGCAATGCCAGTTCGAGCAGCACTCACCATCAATGATGGTGCAGCGACACCTTTGGCCCACACCTTTGCCGTTAACGGTGATAAGGGTGCGGTGGCTTCCTTTGTTGACAAGACGAGCGGGATTCCGATCGGATTCATTGAATTCGGTCATGAAGTCCGCCCGGCCAAGTCGACGACGGGGGCCAATAGCGTGATTCTCACTGTGAACCTCCCCACTCTGGGGACGGTGAACGGCGTGACTCAAAAGGTTCGGAACAGTTCGGCTTCCGTGCGCTTCAATTTTGCCCAGGACTCGACTGACGCAGAGCGGAAAGATCTCGTGGCGTATATCGTCAACGGTCTCAGCAATGCTACCATCCGTCCTTCGTTGTACAACATCGAACCGTACTACGGGTAACCGTGGCACGCAAGATGAGCATCAACGTCGGCGATGGTGACATCGCTACCCGCCTACTATATGCCCCTTTGGGGCTATCTACCATGAGGATCTTCCTATGGCTTCTGTCAGTCATCGCAGCTTTAGGGCTGCTTTCGTTGCTTGTGCTCCGCCCCTCGCTCGTATCCACGAGCGCATCGCAGAAGCACTCGGTGGCCCCTTCGCAGGGTACACCGGGCCGCTTGGAGAGCCAGGAGGGGGTTGTTTGCCTCCCCCTGACTTCAAGCGCGAGTCTGTAGTTAGCCAAGCATCGTCGGAAGACGTTGCCGAGTTTGCTATCAGATACTTCTCATCCCAGTGGCTCAGTAAGCTGGATGACAATCGACCGTCACCGTTGAAAGAGCAGAAAACCTGGGAGCGATTTCAAGAGGCAGAGCATTCCTGTCGACTCGCGAATCAGCGGATTAAGACATGGGCAGATTCTGCCAACGCGCCAGCAATTTCGCTGGCCCGTCGTTATGTCTCCCGCGTTCTACGTGAGTTCGACTGGGATGAAGCAGCTGGGTTCTTTTCCTGGGGACCTGGAGCATCTACACGATTGCCCCGCCGTAAGGCGGATGCTGCTCACAAATACTCGGGTAACCCCGAGACAACGATCGGTAATGCGATCCTTGCGAATGCAGCTATGCTGCATAATCCACTCTGGTCGTCTCTTGTAGACGATTTAAGTGAGGAGCTAGGGGTCGGGAAGTGTAAAATCTCTCCCGGCAATCGCATAGTCACTGTCCCGAAGAACTACAAAACGCACCGTACGATTGCCATCGAACCCTGTATGAACTTGTATGTTCAGAAGGGGATCGGTCAGGTAATCTTACGTCGACTGAAGCAGAAAGGTCTGGATTTGAAAACCCAGACAGTGAACCAGAACCTCGCCTGTGAAGGCTCAGCTACTGGTTTGCTTGCGACAATCGATTTGAGCATGGCTAGCGACACGGTTTCCCGTGCCCTAGTCGAGCTCTTGGTGCCTTCCGAGTGGTATGAGGCATTAGGGCAGTCTCGTAGCCCTTTCGGAGTTCTTCCTTCTGGCGAGAAAATATTTTACCAGAAGTTCAGTTCCATGGGGAACGGCTACACGTTCGAGTTAGAGACACTCTTGTTTTGGTGTCTCTGTCGAGCTGTTTGCGATATCCATGGGTCTGATTCACGCCGAGTTTCTGCGTACGGAGACGATTTAATCGTGCCGTCCGAAGTTGCGGAGCAGGTCATAGGCCTCTTGCAGTATCTGGGATTCACCCCAAACGCTGATAAAAGCTTCTGGTCTGGTCCGTTCAGGGAGAGTTGCGGTTCGCACTTCTACCTGGGCTTGGACGTGACGCCGTTTTACGTCAAGAAGCCCCCAAAGACGCTGATTGATCTATTCAAAATCCATAATCAGATATTCCGCCTTGAACAAAGGTGGGCAACCTGGATGGATAGCGAACGATTAGCAGCCCTCGCGGGAGTTAGGGCATGGCTTCGCAGCTATGCCCCGGCTAAATGGCGTAAGCCATGTTTGCTTCCTGTACTTGGCGATGGCGGCTTCGTCGGTCATTTTGACGAAGTCGTACCAGTCAAGTCTAAGCGGGGGTGGGACGGCTACGTTTGTAAAAGCGTAGTCGAACTACCCAAAGAGGATGGTGACTTAGAAGCCACCGGCCTCCTCGTGAAATCTCTCACTCTACTCGAGAAGAGGTCTCACCGGCCCCGCTGTCTTTTTACGGACAGCGAGGAAAGCATGGTATTGCCTGTAATTGGGCAGCGGTACGTAGTTGGGGAAGTCTTTGTACCGACCAACCAACTATCGAGACAGTGCACCTGTTCTTCATGTGCCGCATGGATGCCAAAAGCGTCTAGTGGTTTTCTTGATCCCCAAATAGGAGATGATGTATGAACCACGAATGTGACACCTTTCAGGCGAGTGTTGAGGCGTTTAAGCAGATGCTCGAGATTTGGGACGTCGCTTTAGAGCGAAGTCTTACTCAAGAGAGTCTAGCCGTAACGTCAATCTCCACCGTCTTGGTGCTGCTGACGCGGTCTGGAGCAATCAGCTTTTCGGATCTACTCGGCCCTTCAATGCCGGTCAGGACATTCTCTGAAATAGAGATTGCCTTGGTCCGTCATACGAAGTGGCTTTCTGAGAAAGTCCTCGAAGCTGCTGGCTTGACAGATGCGCCCATGCTGTAACTGGAACACTTTG